GACCAAATCGGTTTTTCTTTTCCAACCAACGCAATCAAATCTGCAGTGTCCGGACAACCGGCTACGGTTCCACCAGGCGTGTGATAAATCATCAAGATACCCTTTACATCCGGGTCTTCTCTGCAGGCCTTCAATTTATTCTGTATTACTGGATAGCCCGTTGCCCACGAACCGGACCAATGATAGTTATGAATTAACGCACCACGAACACGGATAACCGCAACAGAGCCTTGTATCTCATAAGGCTTGTACTTAGATGGCTCAGTAGAAAAACCACTTCTAAAGGCCATCTCCTGAAGATCAACTTTAGGTTTCGCCTGTCCTTCTTTCGACTGAAAGTTCATTAGTAATGCTGGAAGATGCGTCTCAGCTTGATGAATCAAGCTCGGGGTTTGGTTAAAAAGTGAAATTATCGGGTTCACTATGCATCCTCCTTATCTTCTTCATTAAGTTCAGCGTTATCCCAAACGGCTTTAGGCAAACCTGCTTCTTTCCGCTCGTTCATTTCACGTACCTGTTGTTTAAAGATTTCCGCGTAATCGTGCCCCATCTTAGCCAACTCAATTTCGTATGTGCTCAATCCAAATTGAATTTTCATAATGGACTCACGAACTTCTTTAAGTCCGTCGATTGCCATTCGGCCTGAACCAATCCAGTCACAACGTACCCATGCGCCGCGCATTTGCCAGAAATTAAAGCGAGCCCCTTTCGGTGGAACAATCCACTTGCGAATTAAAGCTTCTTCAAAGACCAAAGCAAATATCTGAGAAGCCAAACGGTTAGCAATCAACCTGCGGCGCCCCATCACATAACGCCAGCTATTGTTCGCTGACGCTCGAGCGGTAGAGTAAGAAAGGTTTTGATAGTTACGACTCAATTCTTCATAACTGAATCCGGTACCTGCTGAGATATAGCGAAGCAAGCTTTGCTCTAATTGACCATACCCGTTATCGCTATTGGCAGGAGACATCAATTTTAATCGGTCACCGGGAAACAGATGTGGCACCTTAGCCCCACCAAGCTTTATCTTATTCCCTGCGTAATAATCGCCGTACATGCCTAATATTTGGGTCAATGGTGACTTTTCAGGATTATTTGAAGCACCCGCGATATATTCAAAGGCTTGCTCTGAATCAAGTTCAGATTCAATAGTGGCAGCATACATCGAATTAATAACGGCGGACTGCAGCTTAGTTTGTTGCAATGTATCGAGCATTTTCATCTGCTCCATCACGGCTAAAAATTCATTGGACCCTCGCGTCTGATCTGGCTCATTCGGGTCAAAGATATGAATGATCCCCTGACGACCTGCAGGCATCGTTCTGGCGACTCGAATCCACTTCGTATTTATGTTTGTCCGAACACCGCCGACCGCAATGTGATAATGCGTGGCAGCGTTACTGACATTGACCTCAACACCAGCTCTGAGCCTCTCTGTATCGCTCGCGTTTCCGGGGTTAGTTATCCGTTTAGGCGATATCAACTTAATCGCTGTATTCAAAGGCCGATGGCGCTCCGTCATCCACTCGGTTTTTGCAAAAATATCACCATACTGACAGTGCATTTCAATCCCCGCTCGAATAAGCTGGGTAAAATTTCGCTTACGTTCAGCATCCAACCAGCAGGATTCATCTTCTGCTATGGCTGAGAAAAAGGCTTCTACATCTTTTACAAATTCAACATCTTCCTTCAGACCAAGTACACGCCAGTTGGGCTTATAGCTGAGCCTAAAATTATCACCAACAATATGATCTTTATGCGTTTGAATGGCGTTCTTTGCGATACCATTATTGCGAACTAAATCATCAGAGCGTGCATGGCTTCGACGTAAATTTGGCAATAACGCGGCATCCGCAGTTAAATGCGGTGCATACCAATCACGTAATTGATCACCAAATCCCCTACCAGCTCCAGAATAACCACCAGCACCTTGATAGACATAAGCTCTTAGATCTGTCTGACCATCAGGTGCCACCAATTTAGTATTATTCATAAACCAACTCCTGCTGGTCGACGACGGCCACTCACCATATTTAATTGCCCTTTAAGGGTTTCAATGTACGCTTTCAATTGACTGACCGTTGCTTGTGTATATTCCACCTCCCTACCGTCTTTTTTTACCTTGACGGCTTTAGTGCCAGTGAGTAGAGAATGAAGAGCGCTTTCAGCCTCATCTAAACGTGTTCCTAAATCGGCCATTTATCCTCCTAGTGCAGATGCCAGCTCTTTCATTGACTTACTATTTGATTTCTTGACCTCAAGCTCGCTGCCTAAATCGGCATAGAAACGGTCAATCGATATTCGTAATGCGGCATAGGCATAAACCCAACAGTCAAGAGACTCATCAAATGCATAAGACTTTACCCAGCGATACACCTGACGGCCTTGTACGTTTTCTAGTTTCTTGTTTGCTGAGCAAAACTGTTTGAAATACTCGTCACCACAAACCGATTCATCTGCAGGGAAATGAACAAATCCATGATTGACGTTCTGAGAGCTGTCATACGGCAGTTTTAAACGACCATAAATGAGTGCTTTTGCGTTGTCGGTACCGACCGTAGTCAGATATACCTTTTTGCTGTTTTTCTTTTTCGGCATGGTGGCAATTGGCTTGCCGTACTTATTTGCACCTTGTATAGGGATAACTCGCAGCGCTCCGAGGCGTTTACTCATCGCATAGACATCATCGGTTTTATGACCCATGGCATCCCAACACCAGCGAACAACATCCATGGTGACACCATCAGCCCGTTTATAAGTCTGATTGATAAATTTAGTAACGGCTTTCTTGGTTTCGTCGTTCGACAAATCACCATGAACGACGATGTGTTCTATCAACCAACATTCCTCACCTGGTCCCCATGCCCAAATAGACATTTCAACCCTGTCATCCTGCGTATCTACTCCACCAGTTAACAGCGTAGCTTTTTTAGGTACCGGATTGTCCCGACGCTCGCCTATCCACCAGACACTACTGTTGGTTCGTTTGATTAGCTCCCAATCAGGACGGTCTCTATTTTCACCTTCCCAGAGCAAGCCGAGAATAAGATTGATAAATGTTTTTAGCTTAGCTGGGTCACTCTTTTTATTAAGAAACTCTCGAACTAAGCCCACCCAACCGTCAGTCATTTTTGGGTTGTACGCAGCCCAGCAGTGAATGCCAACACTCACAGGGGTCTTAATTGGTGTGTTGTCTTTATCGAAAAAACGCAGTCCATCTTTTGTCCATATGCCGTCTTCCGACATCCATCGACCGACTCTTTGCATCGGTAAAAGTTGAGGGTAATATATGGCATCACCACAACTTGAGCAGCAGTAGTGAGCTGTCTGCGCTTTTTCTTCTATGGTACTAAGCGTGTTGTCCCACTTAAAACCATGTTTAGAATCTTTGTTTCCCCACTCAAGGTATTGCTCGTGTCCACAGTGAGGACATGGAAGATAGAAATGAAAGACCACATCCATCTCTTTCATGAGCCGTTCAATATGAGACTCACCTGCATTGGTTGGTGTGGTTCCCCAGCGCTCCATTGGGAACGCTGCACCTTCTAATCGAGTTCTGGCCAGTGATATGGGATCACCTTCTTTGCCCAGCTCCCAATCCCAACCATCTATCTCATCACCAAATAACGCGGCTTTGGTAATACGCCGCATGTTTTTGGGCGTACTGGCACCTAAGATATCGAGTATCCAGCCAAGACCGACTTTTTTCTTTGTCGTGTTATTTTGATCTCTCGCGTATAGAAACGGGAAAATACGCCTCATGATCGGCATCTCTTCCCAAGCGCCATCTATTTCATCTATGCAAAAGTTTTTTGCATCATCATCGGTCGGCTGATAAATAACAGTGTTAGTTTTAAACTGATGAAGTAGGCAACAAACCGCGGCCACCAACATTTTTGACCAACCAATACGCGCAGATTTCTGAAAAGCCAGTCTGCGAATATGGCGATTACACATCATATTCAGGATAGCCACCTGAAACGTTAGTGTCTGCCATGCCCCTTCTTCTTGAGATGAACCAGAGGCTAATCGGTAGTTTTTATCCGCCCATTCAGTGCCATTAACTGGTGGGACTTTCTTCAATCCCTGTAATCCACGCTGGAATGCTTTCTGAATCGCCTTCAAAGTAATCGGTGAGATCTGGTCGAACATCGGCACACTCATTTGCTGCAGCGGCGATTTCCGCTTCTAAAACTTCAACCGCTTCTGGCGGCATATCCGGCCAAGCGCTCTTCATCTTTGGAAGTAACCCATCTAAACGGGAGTTAATTCGAGAAGCGACCTGCCCAAGCGTGTCGATAATCATCTGAAGCGGCGCATAGGATTTCTCAAACAGGACCCGTTTCGCCTTCTTCATTGCGATGGTTTCTCGTTTGTCTTCTAGCTCTAACTGAGCTTTCTGTTTCGCGTGAGTTTCTTCCTCTAATTCTGCTCCGGTTTCCGGTTTTGAATCAGTGGATTTAGCCTGCGATTTATAACTGATGTACGCATGATTACATGCTAAAGGGTCCATGCCATTTCGCCCTTTAGCAACTGGCAGAATCCCTTGCTGTATAAGGTTTCTGACTTGCCGTTCGCTAATGCCAAGGAGCTTTGCAATATCCGATTGCGTAAACTTTTTGTCGGGGGAAAATATGCTGCTCATCCATAATAAAAAACCGGAAACCGGAAACCCTCAAAATCAAAAAAAAATTTTACCGAGCGGCTTTCTGCGGGGTTGGACAGCCGTAGTGTTTCAGGTGCCCGGAAAGGACCCATTCAGATCAGAATTAGCTTGATAACTAACTATTCATCCTTTTGTTTTTCTTCAACCCATTGTCGAATCTGATCAACTTTATATCCGCATTGTTCAAGAGCCGCTTTCCAAACCACATCACGTTCAACGCCTTCATTTCTGGTCATTACTGGCTGGCTGTACGGAATGCGACAACGAACTAGATACGCGGCTGGTGGAGCTAACAATATCGTCTGAGACTGTGTCACCACTTCTAGGTCCGTAGTACTGCCACATCCGCTGAATAACGGCGTCAGGCAAACGCTGATCGCCACAAGAGTCGCTCTCTTCATTCAATAGTCCTTTGATCTCACCAACAGCTAAATTCAATCTTTCATTAACCGAAGAATTGAATGCATCAACAGCCAACGCCGCCACCCTTTCTTCTTCATGACTTTCCTTTAGTTCTTGTATCGCAATCGATAACGTTTTGTTGGTTGATACCACTAAAGCCACGGCATTACGTGCATTTGCTTCACTCTTTTTTGCTAACGTAAGCTGTGTTTCAAAACGGCTGGTGGACCAGGAGTGATAACCACCAATCAGTACTAACAAAATCCAAGGTGCAAATGTGATTAATCTGGATATAAACATATTTCCATCTCCCGAGTCCGACGTTTCACTAAACCGGGCAGTCGTTTACCGCCACCATAAACCCAATGCTTCAGCTCTTCACACGCGGATTGAAATTGCTTTTTCTTTATCTTCTTGAAAATTCGCGTCTCACTGTCATCTCTATTATTCCTAAATCGAGTACAGCCGGTATTAAAAACGAATGACGTAAAAGCGTCCTTCTGACCTTGGCTCATCAAATCGAAATCCGAATAAGTCATAAGGCAACTCTGAGCGCGAATGATATTTCGGGTCCAATCAATCGCGATTTGTTCATCAGTTTTGATTTCACCAGTAACGCTGTGTGTGTTTCCAATACCATCAGTCCGTAATCCAGCGGGACAAGCATAAGGCATTCGTCGGCAAGCTTCTGCATGACCAATCAGTTCTAGTGCTCGAGCAGAGATATGAAGAACACCAATCACTTCATTGTTAATCACCACTTCACCAACGGGTTCCGTAGAAATCTCTGACTGTGAATAAGGCTGACCAACAACAACGGCAATAATGGCCATAACAGAACAAACCAGCTTTTTTGTATGCTTCATTCGATACCCTCTTTAATAATATCTTCAGAGCTATTTTTACGAATAGTTTCAAGGTATTTCTGTTTATACGCCCAGGTAAGGATGAACGTGGCAACACCTAAAATAATGCCCGAAATGACACCCCATTCATTAACAGTAAACATCCCTAAGAAAGCCGTTAAACCACTTATCATGTAGGTAAGCTTGTCGCCTCGAAGATAAAAAAAAGCAGCAACAGCGACCGCTAGCGCGCTGAAAAACCATTTCTCCTTCTCTAGCCAACGCTTAATCATTTGTGTTTCTCCGCTATATTTCAGGCATAAAAAAACCGCCTTAATTGGCGGTTCATATCGAATAGATGCAATAACTCACTGTGGATATATACAGTCTAATTTGCCCCGTTATAACTATCAAGCGCTTTCTTATATAATTTCCGAGCAAGAGAATCGTAACGTAATAAAATGGTTCTTATAGTATCAATATGAGGTTGTATCTCAGACCAATGATTTTGATAATAACGTTTTCTTTTCTGTTTGAATGACTCGGGCTCAAACGATTGGCACTTGCAATCAAACGCCACCAATTGAGTAATTAACTCCGTACGTGAAGACACGGGAACATATTTCAATTCATAGCCAGACTGAATAACATCGGCACCAGAAGACTGCTCTAGTGCCAAGCCACCAGCAATAAAAGGAAGAATGGCTTCTACTCGTTTAAATGTTTTATCCTGGATAAACTCACCACGTTCTCCCAGTTCACACACCCAATCATGCAGTATATTTTGGTACAACCGAGAAGCGTTGGATTTTTTGTTCCAGTTTGGGGATGCGTAGGCAAACATGCTCCAGTCTGCTAAGTGTTCATAAGCCAACTCAACCTGTCCGACAGCCGCTAGAATTTTACCTGCATCGAGCTTTGAGCCAATTTCTCGCTCAATAGCACCAAACCCACCGCCCCCAGCGCCGTCTGAATATTTGGCTCTTATGCCTTCAGTGGCCATGCAGATAGCCGCCGACATGTTCCAGTTTTCTATGTTTGTGCAAAGTCCCATGCAACGCTCCTTTATTAATAATTAGAACAATTATACTGCATTTATAAACAGTATGTGCAAATAGACAGTCAATGGTTATTTATTCAATTAATATGTAACTAATGACGGAATTAATCATCCCGCAGATCGGGATAAATAACATGAGCACGTTCTCCCAATACCTTTCAAAATGGCGACCACGATAATTGGTCGTCATTGTCGTTTTGAGATGCTAGAAATTATTCAAGGATTACTGATTTAGAAAAGTCATTGACAAACTTTTGTCCAGATATGAGGTAGGTCAACCAATCGGCTAAGAAGGTTCTGCCCCTAAATCATTTAGCCGTACAAAGTTGAACTATTTTGCTTGCGATACTTACCCCAGTTTTTCTTATGACAGATTTTAAGCCCAAATGAGTCTTTGGGGTAATCACTAGTGTTTAAAGCTCAGAATAGGAGTAGTCTGTTATGTGCTAAATAGTCATCAGTTTACATAAGATTAAGGAGTCTGCCGTGAAACAAACGGTTGTATTGTTCGATATTAACGAAACGGTTTTGAATCTTGGTGCTTTAAGACCAAAATTTAAATTACTTTTAGGAGATGAGAATTATACTGATACATGGTTTGCTATGCTGCTTCACTCCTCAACAGTTTCTCTATTGACCTCAGTTCACACAGATTTCGGAACATTATCAAAAATCACACTGGAATCATTAGCTACAAAATTGGATGTTGAATTGTCATCTGAAAAAGCTGATGACTTACTAAACACATTTTCAGAACTACCTCCCCACGAGGACATAAAACCTGCACTTAAACAATTAAGGTCGGAAGGGTTTAAAGTTGTTGCATTCTCGAACTCATCAAAAAAATTAATTGAAAAGCAGATTAGAAATGCAGGGTTAAATGAATATTTTGATGAAATAATTTCCGTAGAGGAAGTAAACACTTTTAAACCAAGTTCAGTTGCTTATAAATATGCATCAGAAAAACTTAACTGTGATGTCAAAAATCTGCGACTAGTTGCTACACATGATTGGGATACTCACGGTGCTATGTCGGTAGGTATGAAAGCAGCATATATAAATCGAATGAATTCCATTTACAATCCTCTATATATTAAACCAGATATTCACGAAAAAAATATGGCATCAATTGTTGATAGAATAATTTCAATGGATAACTAACTGTGTATCCAGAATCTGACAGAAACGCTGTAGAGAATCAGTTCTAAGACGTTTCTGTCCAAACATGAGTTACAAAAAATAATTTATGACCATTAAACATTGTTATTGTGTAGCGCTGACGCTACACTGTAAGCATGAAATATAAAGTCAGACGAACCGACACCTTTATTAAATGGATGTCGAAGCTCAAAGACAGACAAGCAATAAGTGCAATTGAACGTCGGGTTATCCGGGCAAGCTTGGGTAATCTGGGCGATATTAAAAACGTTGGCGAAGAAGTGCTTGAGATGCGCATCTTTGTCTCTAAAGGTTATCGGATCTATTTCACTATTCGAAACGGTCAACTGATTCTGCTGCTTAACGGGGGCCATAAAGGTACCCAGCAAGATGACATAGAAAAGGCGAAAGAGATTTTGAAAAATCTGGAGGAATAACTCATGAGCGAAAAGACTCATCCATACAATCCATTTGATTTCATGGAAACACAAGAAGAAATCAACGAATTTCTGCGC